AGGCAGTGTGGAAATCACTTGATGTTACTTGAGTAGTACCAAGTAAATCAGCAATCTGAGTTGCCCCACATACAATGTATCTAGGGATTGAAGGATCGACATCATTCAAATCAAAGAATTTTTTGGCAGCTATCATTTTTGTAATAGTTAAGCCATCACTTTGGTCAGTTGTTGCAAACTTAGAGCCTGATGGTAATGCAACAGAAGTTGCTCCAGCTACTCCAGCTTGTGCTGATCCTTGTAAAGCAGAAATGATAACATCATCCATTGAACGTCCCATGGCCGCAGCAGCAGCCTTAGCATAATTCGAAGTTGGATCTATCAACATTCTTACTTTGTCTTGATCATCAATCAGGTCTGCCCATTCGTAAGAGGACAAACTTAATCTTCTTCGTGAGTGTGGTGTATCGATCTGAGGTGTATCTGCATGTCTTGATGTTCTTTGAACAGCAGCTGTTACGCCAACTTGATCAAAAAATGCATTCTTACCTGTTACGTTTTCCACATCCACAGCAGCACGCAAACGGCTTCCCATTTGTTGTGCTAGCATACTTACATTTGACGAATACTGTTCGACAAACGCAGTTGTGATTTCTGAACTCATAATTAAGTCCTTTCGTGTTTAAGTTAAGATTAATGTTTCAGCCAATTATCCCAGTGGGGTTGTCTTGCATTTTACAGCTGGTAGCTGATAGTCTGTCCTATTGTCTTTTGGAGCTAGTAAACCAGTTGTTCCAAATCTTGTTAGCCAGTTACGATTGATCGTAAGGCCAAAACTTTTTGCACCGTTGCCTCGTGTTGAGGATCCATCTTGTTCCAATACGGGCTGTTAGGTGCAGTTAAGTCGTTAATCTGTTGTTGCATGTTAGCACTTGATGCAGCTGAGTCTTTGTCTCCAGCAAATACATCTTCTGATACTATGCTTGCCATTTTTGATAGACCTTTAATTAATGCTGGATTATCTCCGAGCTTTGATCCATCTGCCATTTGCAAACCAAACACATCTTCACCAAAAAATTGTTTTCCAACATTGGATGCTTTGTTAAGATTTTCTTCGTAACTTCGGCCCCATTCTTCACGCAATTCTCTTTGGCTTTGTTCTTGTGCTAGTACAGCATTGTTTTCTAAATCAACCATTGATTGACTTGATATGCTATTATAATAATCAAGCAGTCCTTGTGCTTGTGTTGGTGACAATCCATGTTTGTGAGCTGTTTCTTTAAAACTACTCATCAATTGTTCATCAATTTGTTCACCTTCAGCAAGTTCTGCTTTTAGTTCATAAGCATTGGGATCTGACGGTCTACCTAATTTATCGTAAATGTCGTTCCATTCATCTTCAGTTGTATTAGCTCCTGGTATTACCATCTTGTCTTTGCCAATCATTGACTCAGCATTGATGTAACTTTTTGCTAATGTTGATACGTCACTAAACTTTTCTAGTGATGCGTTTGTTCTTAGTTCCTCTGGTAAACTGTCTCTCCAGTTTGCAACTGTTTGTTCAGTTGTTACTACTGGAGTTTCTGTTGCAGTTGACTCAGACGGTTGGCTTTGTTCTTCGACAGCCGTTACCTGATCTTCTGACATAGTTGTCTCCTTATGTTATGATTAAATAAATTAAAATTAATACGACAGCAGCTGAGATAATTTTTATTTTCTTATCTGCATTCCACCATAGTAAAAAATATTGTTTTAATTCTTCCATTATATTTTCCTATTCAACATCTGAATAATAAACAGAATTGCTGCACGTTGACCTTCCATAAAAGCAGACTCATGTGAGTCACCTTTAACATTGGTTGTGCTAAACAAATGGCAACGTCTTTGTAAATCTTCTAAGACTGTTGCTCCGTGTTCACTTTCAAATGTAAGTTTATAAGTTTTAATTAAATCGTTTAACTTTTCTTGTTGTTCTTTTGCTTGATCTTCTTGGTTCTGATTTTGTTGCTCATCAGCCATAGTGTTTCTCCTTATTGTTGTTCTTCAACAGCTTTGAGCATCGGTGCAGCAGATCCAGCAGCTTGTGCTGCTTCAACTGCTTGTTGTTGCTCCATAGCTTGTTGTTGTTGTTCTTGTCGTTGTTGTCTTACTTGAGCTACTTCAGCATCAGATTTAATAATCCGTGCTGGTAAACCCAACATTTTTTGGACATACTTAACTAACCCATCTGAGTCTAAGTAATCCAAAACTGGTGCAAATTGAGACATTGATCCAAAGATTTCTATGCCACGCATTACAGAATTTAAGTCTCCTGATTTCTGTGCTTTGGCAAGTGGACTAACGTATTCAATGTCTATTGTTTGATTGGTTAATATATCGGGCATTGGTCTAAACACATCAGCTCTCATTAAAATATTGAACACTCGTTCAATAAGGGGCTGTAATAGTTCTGATTGCAATCGACCTAGGACTGGGCCTAGTAATCTCATTTTTTCTTCGTTACGTTGTAATACTTCTGTTGCTGTCATTTGACCACCTTGAGATAACAACAACTGATCTACATAAAATGTTTTTTGTATTGCAAGTTGTCTATCTTGTATCATGTTTACAGTAACTGGATTGTTAGCTCCAATCTGTAATGGCTCTATACGATCTCTTGATCCTGAACGGTAGAAGTTTAAACCACCTGGCACTGTCCTGACTGGTAACATAAAACCGTCATCAGGAACCATAAGGGGAGGATCTATTTGTTTCTGTGCAGCTTTGATTGTTACTTCAGACATTTTGTTTAACATCTTAACGTCAGGGAGTGCATTCATGGATGGGGATCTTCCATAAATTTCATAACTTGCTTTTAGATAACGTGGCACAACGTATGGAAACTCTTTGAAACCACCTTCGTTAATCATGTGAACATCATCAGGATCTACATAACATGACTTAAATGGCATGTTAGCTGCATCTTCTTTTGATGCATCATAAGTATCTCGTGGCATAACCACATGCAAAATGTTTACATCTGCATCTAAATCTTTTTTGTATTTGTTAAATATGCCTGGACCAACTGCTTCACCAAATAATTCAAATGCTGATCGTGCATTCATTGTAAAATGTCTAAAGACTGTGTCCACTTCACCTTTTGAATTTTCAGAAATAAATATTTCTTTAACGTGCCTAGTGTTAAAACGTATTAGATTTTTTTCGTCTGTTGATACAAACATAGCTGACGTACCAAAGGATATTAAATCTTGGTATAGCTCTTGGATTTCTTGTTGAAAGTTTGAACGATTGAAAGCAACATACATATCCTCAGTGACTGAGTCTAACCATTCTCTAGCCTCATCATCTTCAGATAATGCAAGATCCTTGTAGGCTAATGTAAACCATGGAGTAGCTGAGTTAGTCAACATACCGTGCAGACTAGAACTCAATAGTTCTAATGCATGAATAGCTGTACCATCAAATATAACCTCAGTTCTTTTATCACCACGAGTTCGTTGTGTTGTGATGTCAGCTTTACGAGGTAACATGTAATCAGCTATTTCTTGCCAATGACTTTCCCATGTTGACCGATTTGTTCTAAGTGTAGCAAAACGGTTTACTAGCATTTCTGCGTTTTTGTTTTTCATATTAGCTTAATAGGGTTGGCTTGTATGTTGGTGCGTCACCACCAAGGCCCATTGATGTTGTTTCAATCAATGAAGATTGTCCTGGCTTTTTCTTTTTCTTAGCAGCCTGGACATCTTGTGCCATGTCTTGAGTTTTAGTCGTTTGCACTGTTGGTGTCATTTTGACTGGTGCTGGGTTACGACCTCCTCCGATTATTCCACTCATAGTATTCTCCTTAATTATGATTTCTTATTTTTGTTTGCAAAGTTTCGTGCAGCAGCAACACTACCGAAACCCCATTTTTTTAATGCCAATGCTTTTCGTGTAGGACTACCATCTGGTTTTTTCATAGCCCCTTTCATTCCAGCAAACCGTGCTGCAAATGAAACACGTCTTGGATTAGTTCCTTTGTTTACTGGAGCTTTAACTCCAAAATGTTTTCTACCAGCTGCGTTTAATCCACCAGAAGGACTCTGATGTTTTTTTAGAGCCATTTTTATTTATTCTTTTTTTTCTTTTTCTTTTTTACTGGTGGTCTACCTTTAGTAGATCCGTATGTTCCTTTGCCCATTGGTGCCATAATATTCTCCTTATCCTAATAATGTTTTCTTTGGTTTTTTTCTTAATAGCACAAAGTCTTGTTTATCTATTCTGTTGTTTTTATTTGCATCAAGTTTTTTTTGTTTGCCTTTTAATGGTTTTTTCATGCTATTATCCTAATAAAGTTTTCTTTGGTTTCTTTGCAGTCTTTGCAGCTCGTTTAAAATTAGCAGCAGTTGGTGAACCTGGTGATCCTACTTTTCTCATTTTCTCACCTGATCCAGCTGCAATTCTTTTTCGTTTTGCATGTATGTTTGCATAAAGTCCTGGTTTAGCCATAGTATTATCCTAGTAATGATGGTTTATAAGAATCTTCGTCTGTGTTTGTTAATCCACTGTTTGATGTCAGTATGGTTGCTTTTTTGCCACGTCTTTTCTTCTGTGCTTCAGGATTTTCTGCTGCTACCGATCCAATGGGTGTCAACGGTATAACTTGTTTTGGGGGAGGTGGCATATTCATTTTGGGGCTTAATATTCTACTCATTGTATTCCTAACGGGTTGTAGTTATTGTCAGCAAATTGTTGTGGTATTTGCTCTTCGTTTTTTAATTCTTGCAAGCCAACAGCTAGTGTTCTCATGCTATCTGCTGCGTGTGAACTCCAGTCATGTACGGGCTTTGCATTAAAGGTTTGCAAGGTGTCATTAAACTTACGGTGATAGTTCCTCAAGGCATCTAACAGTTTCTTACAACTATCCATGTCTATCCAGCATCTATTGAGTAGCAACTGCGTATAGTGCAGCCCATCCTCTATGCTGAGTTTTGGTACTATCTTAAATCGTAAACCAAGTTCGTATGCAATCTCACGCCTTGATTTTCCATTTGTAAACTCACGTTGTTCTAGGTCGTGAGGCCCATAATGATCCTTGTAAACGTAATCTTTCTTGTTAATCACACTGATGTAGTGTGGCAGTCCTTCATTACTGCTTTCGTAATAATCTATAATTTGTATTGATCTTCCAACTTGTTGAAAAAATATAATCGTTGTTTTGTCTGATATTCCTATATCCCAAGCCGTTGATACGGGGTAGGTAGCATCATAAGGTACACGACCTACTTGTCCTTTTTGTTCTATTTTTTCTATGACATCTCCGTATATGGCACCTTCTATTGAAGCAACCCAATCACATTCAAACTCTTGTCTGTA